GTTTCAGGTGAGATGTTGTACTGCATGATAAGGTGAGGATATAGGCTATTCAAGTCGAATGAGCATACCCAATCATGGATACCAACCTGAGGTACTTTTACATATGCACCTGCAAATGATGTCTCAAATCCATCATCGTTTTGAATACCACCTTCAGATAAGTTTTCTAAAGAACCAATCATAGCATAAGGAATATCTGGAATGCTTTCCTTTGGAGTTACTACGATATTACGTTCAAGCAAGAAGTTATGACTGATGATGTCCCATAGTTTTACTACACCAAAGGTATCAGCATAGTTAACCTTCGCTGCATATGCCATAGCGAATACAAGCTCAATCAGCTTAAGCTTATCTTCAAGTCTTTCAATCAGATCTACGTCTTTGATGTTGTAATCAATGAATAGTTGGAAGTTGTTCTTATACAACTCATGTAGATTACCATATTCAGAGTAGTCTAACTTCTTTTCTCCGAGTTCGACCATGGCGATATGATCTAACTTATACGATTCCTGATTAGAATAAGTGAACTTCTTATAGAGCTGAATGTAATCAAGAGTGGTGATACCCATGATGTCATATACATTAAAATGGCCATTGGCTTTACCACGACTGACATGCTTTTCATTGACGATACCCCATGGAGACAGACGTTTCATGTTGTCTTCACCAAGGACTTTGGTCAATCGATTGACTAGATATGGAATATCGAATGATTCAATGTTCCAACCAGTGATCACATCAGGATCCATGATCCGCCATGCACGAAGGAACTGCTCAAGAAGATTGGCTTCGTCTTTACACTTGATATACTTTACGTTCTCGTCAGAGTTCTTATACTCACCACAACCAAAGACTATCATCTGTCCTTTGAACTTGATACCAATAGCTGTGACTTCTTTGTCTGCTAGTTCAGGTCTTGGGAATCCATCATCTGATGCTACCTCGATATCGAAATAAAGGATCTTGATCTTGTCAACGTCATATTCAACTTCATTACGAAAGTTATCAAATAACCAAAGATAGTTGAAAGAACGAGGACTTTGACCATGGACAGTAAAGTTATCTACATCCTTATATTTTTCTGCGAACTCTTTCGCTTCATAGATAGAATCGAAATCAAACTTTTCGACTGTGACGTCTTGGAGAGTCTTATAGACTGATGTGCTATCCGCTTTCTTGGATTCGACAAAGAGATATGGCTTGTATCGAATCTTACGCTGCACAGCTTTGCCATTCTCATACCCGCGATAAAGGATGTTATCTCCGCGTTGGATGACTGAGGTATAGAATTTCATAACATTATCCTTATAAATACATTCGGGGTACACGTTGATTGTACCATAATAAAACAAATAAAAACACTATTTAAGGGGTCTCGCATGAGTTTAAAAGATTTTCAAAGTAAGATTGGTGTAACGGCTGATGGTGCATGGGGTCCGGGGACGCTTAAGGCTGCTGTAGAATTCTTGAAGATGCCTAAAGTGCGTGCTGCTCATTTCTTTGCTCAAACTTCTCATGAAAGTGGTGGCTTTAAATCTCTTTCAGAAAACCTAAACTATAGTGCGGATGGTCTTGTAAAGATCTTTCGCAAGTATTTTCCCGATATTAGCGTTGCTACTGCTTATGCCAAAAATCCAGAAAAGATTGCCAATAAAGTATACAGTAATCGTATGGGTAATGGCGATGAGGCTTCTGGTGAAGGTTTCAAGTATCGTGGTCGCGGTGCCATTCAGTTAACTGGTAAAGATAACTATGCTGCGTTTGCCAAAGCAATTGGTCGTCCTGATGTGCTTACTAATCCAGACATTGTTTCTGGTGAGCTTGCATTTGAATCTGCTTTATTTTTCTTTGATAAGAATAAACTCTGGGATATCTGCGATAAGGGTATCAGTGATGAAACCATTACAGCTCTCACAAAGAGAATCAATGGTGGTACAATCGGTTTAGAAGATCGTAAGAAACACACTTATGAGTATGCTAAACTTTTAGGAGTTTAATAAAAGTATGTCTCTAAATAATCTCACTGCAATAGTCACTATTTTAGTTACAGCAACACTATGTACTATAGTTATAGTTATGGCAACAGCACTGATGCATGGATTATTTAGTCCAGGAATCGATAATACAGAAATATTTAAGCTTATAAGCCCAGCATTTCAGACAATTATAGGTGGATTTATAGGTTTATTAGCTGGCATAAAATTAAAAAGTATTGATGCAAGCGAACATTGAAAAGGGGGAGCAAAAGCTCCCCCTTTGTTTTATATACTTAGGCCCATGGATTCACGAAATAACAAATTAAAGCGCAACAATTTAAGACGCTTATCATAAATAAAGTGATATCATTTTTAAATGTGTTCATTTTTTTTCTCCGCAAGAAACAGTTTAGTAGTGGTTGGTTCTTTAATCTCGATTTTCTTGGGTTTCTTATGCTCAGGAATAATACGTTCCAGAACAATCTGAAGAATGCCGTTTAGCATCTCAGCGCCCTTGATTTCGATGAAATCGTTTAGAGAGAATGTTCGTGTAAAAGCACGAGTGCTGATACCCTTATAAAGATATGAGTTAGGTTTATCGTTATTAGATTTACCTGTAACGATTAACTTATCTTCGACAAGCTCAATCTCGATATCAGAACGACCGAAACCAGCTACTGCAAGCTCGATTACGTACTTATTCTCATCGATTTTCTTGATGTTGTACGGAGGATAGTGAGGAATGTTCTTTGTGAAGTCGTCATGAAATTTTGAAGCTTCGTTGAAGACGTGATCAAATCCGACAAAGAACGAGTTGAAGGCGTCCCAATTTTTTGGGGTATAGTATGTCTTAGTCATAAGACCTCCTTAAATAAGCAAGGTTAATAAAATGACAGTTTATGCGCTACTGCCAAACGCGCCACCCCGAAGGCATGGCAATCTCAAAATCTATTTATATTACTTTCGCCGACCAATATTATATTTAGCGACTAATTCCCAATTATCTTTTTCTTTATGAGAGATAATCTTAATCTGACTGATAGGAACTATTAGTTCTGCAATATATTCTGGCCGTACTACCTTAAGTAAACCCCATTGCTCTAATAAAGTAGTAATAGTGTTCCTTCTGGACATATCATCTTCAGAGAAATTAGATGGCTTACCATCTAACATAAACAACTCTTTAAAATGCACAATATAATATTTGCCCTGCTTATGCAGAATATGACATGATTGATAAAGCGTATTATCCTTCTTCGATGCTACTCCAATACGGGTCAATGTTTCTTTTATTTTAAGGAAATCTTCTGGTTCTAAGAGACTCACCTCAACTAGGGAATCAACTATACTCATTTTTTTATCACTCCGCCTTTTTGTAATTTATTTATTAGCAGATCCAATTCTTTTTTATTTATAATTAATAGGATTTCTGCGGCGCGAGTGTAGTTACATTGATAATATTGAGTTATAGCTTCAATATCTTTATCTTCGACCTTTTTAGACCATTTGCTAAACCGTTTCTTTTTAGGAATACCATTTAGATAATATTCAAACTGTAGTTTATTATCTAGATGAGCATATTGATTGATTTCATTTGCATATAGAATGGTATCAACAAAATAAGATAATGACTTATTGACCATGAAAGGAGTATATCCCTTCTCAGCCAACTCGTCATTTTCAGTTCCTACCATTAGGTTCTTCTTCGTATCGTTGATAGCATTTACGAAGTCGAAAAAGCTCATACAAATTCACACTCTGTCATGATCATAGTCAAGCATGCTACAGTATTGATTTCAGGATCAGTAACGAATGCAGCTTTGAACTGATAGTCACCGATGATCAACACTAATTGAGGGATAGATGCAGGCTTAATATATTGAATAGCATTATCATAGATCTTACGAAATAAGACATGAGATTCAATATCACTGTTCTCTCCTACCCACTTTCGCATGCTGCTAAACGATTTAGCTTTTAAATGGCCGAATAGTGTCTTAAAGCTTTCATCGCCTAGATTAGCAAGGATACCACTATCGATTTTACCCGTGGCAGAATAACGCTGAAGTTCATTGAGCACTCGTCTCCAATCTGGAAAGTACTTGCTAATGACTTCAGCGACTGCACCATCATCATACTGAACTTTTTCTGTATCAAGGATATTTTTGATGCGCTTCATGAATTGAGAAGCTAGCTTAGCTTTCTCATTATTAGGAAGCTTAAAGTCAATGACTGTGCATCGACTATGAAGCGGCTCAATAATCTTATTCTTGAAGTTGCACGTAAGGATAAACCCGCAATTCTTTGAGAATTCTTCCATAAAGTTTCTCAAAGCAGGCTGAGTACTATTTGGATTTATATAGTCTGCTTCATCTAGAATAACATACTTTCTTCCACCCATTAATGACACAGAAGAAGCAAACTGACTAATATCTACACGAAGAGTATCGATGTTGCCATTCATCGATCCATTGATAATTATATAATCACAATTAAGCTGCTCGAGCATGGCTCGAGCCACAGTGGTTTTACCCACTCCAGCTCGGCCAGTCAAGAGCATATTAGGAATTGTACCTTTATCTACGAATTGTTGGAAAGTATTCTTCAAATCAGTAGGAAGAATGCACTGCTCAATCGTTTTAGGACGATAAAGCTGAGACCACAAAAAATCATCACGAATCATAATATAAAACTCCAATCAATTAAATAACAACAGATTCGTATAAGGTCTGAAATTCCTCCATTTCCATTACTTCTTCAGTAAATGAGTTGTTATGATATACTTTAGCCATCTTGCGAAGGATCTTTTTGTTCATATTAAACTTTTCAGCGGCATCTGCAATAGCTTCTTTTTGGAACTCCTTCTCAGACTTCGCGCGAAGCATAGAATTAGAGAGTTCATCGAGTACACCTTTCAACGCCTTCTTATCAACATCAATCATTATTAATCCTCGTAGGTAGAAGTAGATTCAGTGGTAATCCAATATTGTACACCATCATCAGACACAAAGTGGCCGATACCTTTAGCGACAAATACGTCATAAGACTTACTCATCATCTTAAGGTTATTGCAAGAGAAGATGATCTTAAACGTCTTACTGGTTTCTTTTACTTCAAGCTCAAACGTATTGTTTGAAGAATTCTTAGAATCCATAGCTCGAAGCAACAGACGACCATCTTCGCCAACAAGAGCAATCTCTGGCAGTTGAAGGACACTCGAGGCCCTCATTAGATTCTGAAGATTATCGGCAGTCAAGTTAAACTGTATGTATGATTCACCTACTTTGATGTCCTTATTAGGAGGAAGGATCATCGTGATAGGATCAGCATAGATAAAGTTTACGCTCTTATTGCCATCGGTAATCTTCACATAGTTATCACAAAGAAGAAGTTCTGGATTATCAAACAGAGACAGAACTCCTAGAAAACGATTCAAATCAAAGATGCCAAAGTCTTTTTCAATCGTCTCGTCAATTTCAGCTCGAGCCATTACCGTCTTGAGCGGCGAAATGGTCGATAGTACATTACCAGTATTGAACATGATAGACGGATTAATAGAGCTAAAGTTCTTTAGAATGTGAATCGTCTTTGCACTTAGTTTCATAATATACCCTCACTTACCCGTTTTATGTGAATAGCTAGCATCAGCAGTAGCTGCGGCACCAATCGATGCTAGATCTGCAAGAGATCCACCAAAGATGTAAGTACCAACGTGTTGCAACTGCATCCAAGGACAGAACCAAACCTGAAGACCCATCTTTTGAACATTATAACAGAACATATAATCTTCTGAGAGATAACGCTTAGAGACTGGATCAATGATACAATCAAAGAATGCCATGATCTCACGACTACCATCAAAATGTTCAGTACGAACATGATCAGGCTTATAAGAAAGCTCAGGAAATGCTTCCTGATACTTCTCAAACGTACGACGCCGAATCATCATGAATCCAGTACCAATTTCAGATACTTCAACTGGTTCATTAATTGGGATCTGAGCTTGACCAGATTTAGGATTGAACACATAATCACCGACATATTTTTCTAGATTATTTGGATTTTCATCCGCTACACCTTTATCTACGGCGAGCTTAATCTTTTCCCAAGAGATGCACTTCTTAGGATATGGACCACCGATAACGTCATATGGAGAAGCATCATCTTGAATAGCAAGAAGCGCAATAACGTCATTTGGATTGAATCCAATGTCGCTGTCAATGAACATCAAGTGAGTTGCGCCTGAACGCATAAACTCGTCAGCACAATAGTTACGTGCACGAGTAATCAATGATTCATTGAATAGAAAATAAAGCTGAAGAGGAATACCATATTGGGTACAGATAGATGATAGATCGGCGACTGAACGGGCAAACATACCTGTGCACTGACCACCATACATAGGCACCGCTAGGAATAACTTGCGCGTTCTTAGAACTTCTACAGCGACTTTTACTTCAAATTTAGACATATTTCACTCCAATATTATAAAGACATTTTAAGGACATTTAAGACATGATAAAGCAGCATTGTACTACACTTATTTATATATGTACATTACACTATGATTTTCTTTTTCTTTCTTTTCTTATGCAGGTAGAACTTTAGATGAAGAAGAAATAGATGCATTATGCGAATCTTGAATATACATCTCAATGATTGCATAATGAATGATCTTCAACAGATCCTTTTGATTATAACCTCCCTTCTTACCGTATCGTTTAGCATACTTCATGATGTTGCCCATACAAAAACCAGTGCCATGACTAGCATCAATAATCATATCAGTCGCCTGATATTTGCCGCTATAGTGTTCAGTATAGGTTGCATCGATATATTTTATTACTGTATCGATAGATTTTTTTTCATTGTATTTATATTCAATCATGAGAAGAAATCCTCTAATGTTGTTGCTTGCTGTGTATTGTTATATTCTTTACCTTGCCAATGCGGGTAAAATTCTCGAGAAAGATGAACTGACTTAGGCTTTTCCATAAATGAAAAGTCTAGTTCACCGTTCTGATTGATCATGTGCTTGGTCCATTCAAAGAGCTTTACATGATCTGTCTGTTGTTTCTTACATTCATCGATGAATATATCTCTAACTTCATTACGTTCTTTCCATGAACCATAGAATGGAGTATCTTTGTACCAACCAGTCTTAGGAATAGGACGACTCTCATTCTCAATCGGAAGAGGTTCATATATCTGTGCAGGAATATTGAACTGCTGCACTGCATCAAAATAGTTCTTAACTAGATCTCGAGTATGCTGTTCATAATTATCTTGGCGGCAAAGATGATGACGAATATCAATGTTGCCAAAGTAAAATTCTAGTTGTTTAAATTTATACTGATTGCTATATATGAATTTGTCTAGACCTTCTTTGAGAGCTCCAAACAAGGTTTTGAATGGTACTGAGTTGACCATCCAACCAGATCGATACATACAGATAGCATGACTATCACCACACGAGATCTTATCATATATCTTAATGAGATTAGGATCTATGACTTCTGCACTATCTTGAATACGCTTCAGATTATTCCAATCAACTTGATGCCACCGAGGATCTATGTCTTCTTGCTTATCTTTGTCCGTCAAAATACGCATGCGGTTTTGTAACATCGCATGATAGTCAGGAAAATCAATACAGATCGAGTATACTTTACCTTTAAACTGACAGAACTCTTTGAAGTTATTTATATTGGCATATTCTTTCAATCCACCAAATAGATTAAGAGTTCCACCCCAATCATTACCATGATAGATGTATATCGTATCATAGTCATGAACATTCTTTAGATTGCCAGACATGGCAACATCGATGTCTACACCAAACTGCTTTATCTGATCGGCATAAATGATACCTTGTGCTGCACGATGGCTGCTAATACTCTTTGAGATAGGAGTAAAAGGACTCATCAATAAACATTTATTGCGCATGCTTATCCCACTTAACGTTTGAATTTATTCTGTCGTAAATAGTTTGATCTTGTAATCTAGGCTCCGTGCCTACGTTCCAGAATATTATATCACGTCCACTATATTTAGGTAAATACTTCCAGACTTTTGAATCATAGGTATTTACAGAAGGAAATGGTGGCAGATTCTCTGGTTTCTCGGCATCCTGAAAGTCCAACGGTTCTGATATAACTTGAGCTCTTCCAAGTTCACCTGCCTTTAGGTTTCGTGCAACTGCCACGCAATTAAACTTTGCTTTTGGCCATGCGATCTGAAGTGCTCTTGACAATACACCAGTAGAGATAGCGA